CCGACATTCCTCTGCCAGTTGCCGATGCTATGGTCGAGGTCATTTAGTTGCTTTTTTACGCGATTGACCTCCTTTGTCAGTCGCTGCCGCTCCGCCTCATCGCCCGTAGCCTTCCATTGTTCCTTCAACTTCGCCAGTTGCACGGAGAGCGCGTTATAACTCCCCTCGGCGGCTTTTGTTTCCTTGACCGATAGCCGCATAACGCGGTTGTATTCCGTCTGCGCCGCCTTCAACTGCACAGCCTTCTGCTGGTACTCGCTGCTGGATTTTTGCAAGCCGCTCATACTCGTCTTCAGGCGTTCCACCTCCGCCTGTAACTGCCGAAGGCTCTGCACACTCTGCCGAATGTCAATAGTGATTATCTGCTTTGTTTCCGTTGCCATATCTCGTTAATTTTGTCCGTTAGTATATGCGCCCTTATCCAGCACCCGCACGAAAGTACACTCGCACGGCTGGGGGTTGTTCCAGCAATAGTCCGTCATCTTCTCCAGCACCCACCAGCACCCGTCAAACCAATAGAAATTGCGGAACAGGTCCTGCCCTATCTGGTAGCCCCGCCAATCCACGCGGGCGGTTACGCGGTGCGCGTCTGCGTTGTACCTGTCCGCGATATACGCAGCCCAACGCCGTGCGTAGATACTCTTACCCTCATCGTAGTTCATCCTCGGCATATCTATCTGGCGCGGCGTACCCATATCCAGCGAATCATCAATAGCACCGCCCCAACTGCGGAGGAAATGATAACTGATAAAATGCGGTACGGATAGATGCGGGGTGTCATCCAAGCAAGGAATCCAGCACGGAACACCATCGTTCTTGTTCAGCATCTCGTTGGCATCATCCGTCAGGTGTGCATACTCCCTCGCCATTCCGTCAAAGAACAGGAGGATGCCCGCGCCATCCCCGCTCGCCGCGCTGCCGTCTGCGTTCTCCAACTGCAAGCGGAAGAATCCGTCATAGCCGCCCGCATCCATTTCGGGATAGGCGTTTATGCTGGACAGGACAGGCTCTGCGCCTACGGGGAGGATTTCGTGTTCCACCGCATCCCCGTCCGGCTCATCATCCACCTCGCCCCATAGGGTGTATTTCGCGCCGTTGTCAAGGAGCGCGGAGGGCAGGATGCCCGTGCCGAGGTTGCTGCTTTCAAGGAGGTAGTAATAACGGGAGTAAGCCAGCCCCGTAACGCCCGCTACGAAGCCCACGCCCTCCAGCACCTCCAGAGTATCCGCATTGAACGGGCTGCCCGTATTCACTCGCTGCGCCCCGTATTGCGCCCCGTATTTCGCCGCGTATCGTTCCGCAAATGCGCCGAGGGCTTGCTGGTGCGAGAAATTCAGCCACTTGGCCTCTATGCCGTTAGGCACTACGCGCACGGGCTGGGAGTGGTCTATGCGCTGGGATAGGTCTATCTCCACACCTCCCCCGTAGAACGCATCGCGCTCCACCAACGAAACCACCTTGCCGATAGCATCATAGCGCAGCACCAGCCCAAAAGTCTTGACAAAGGAGAGCAGGATTTCCGCAGGGCTTGCCGTGCCGCCGAGCAGCGCCTGTTTCGTGATATGCGCCCCTGTGCGCGGTCTGCTCAAATCCTCTGCGGAATAGGTGGCGGTGGCGGCGGTTACCTCTGCCGCATCCAGCCGCTCCCGCGCCTCTGCGTAGCCGTATTCCGTACCCACCGAAAGACGGGTAACAAGATAGTCCGTACCTGTCCAAGTGCCGCCGACAATAGCCACGCCATAGTGGTGGATGCCGTAGCCCTCTATTGTCAGTTGCATAAGGTCTGTAAGCACCTTGCTCCCGTTGGTGTTCATCATCCCCTGTTCCTGCATCACTATCTCCGCAGGGTTGAACGCACCCAGTATGGAGTTCGCTACCGCCGTAGGGCTGGAGCTGGTGTTCGTGGGGAGTATCTGCGCGACTGCGGCAGGGTCTGCCCCGTGATAGGTGCTGCACAGGCACAGGATTTTCCCGCGCTTCACCACATTGTTGCTGCTATCGTAGCCGATTAGCCGGAGGAAGATATAACTCCCCTCATCTATCCACGCATAGGGGTAGGCATTGTCTGCGGGCAGGTCTATCTCCAGTTTCATATTCACGGCCGCGCTTACCTTCCCCGCCGTAGGCATCGCGGGCGTAGGATTGACAGGCGCAAGCACCTTGCCCGTGCCTATATGGTCTATCTCCTTGCTATACCACGATAAAGTCATAGCCCCGCCCTTTTCCGTCAGCCCCTCTGCGGCGAGCATCGGCAAGGTCATCCAAGTATGTGCAAACCATTCATCCGCTATCGCGCTCCAGTCAAAGGTATAGCCGTTCTGCCGTGCCTCATCCTCCAACGCCACGAACAGGGCGCGGAGATTAAAGACGGGGCGTTGCAGATAGGAGCGGAGGTCGCGCACATCCCACTCGCCCTGCTCCTTGCTGAACTGCGCCAGCGCGTATTCCACGCCACCGATAGTGATACCGCATTCATAATCGTGGTGCGGGCAGCCGTGCGCTGCACCCACAGGAACGAGCCCCTTGTCGCAGTCAAAATCGGTAGGTCTGCCGTTGTGCATCGGCGCGAAATTCACTATGTCATACGGGTCGGCAATAGTCGCAGGAGCGGTGGCAATCCTATCCCACGCATCCTGCACTATCTCGGCATATATATTGAACTCCAGCCCAGCATCCAGCGCACCCCAAGTCAGCGAGGCGAGGGTTTTCTTCTCCCCGTTCGTGCCGTACATAAGCCCGTAGAGGAACGAGCCAAGCCCGCCGAATAGATGCAGGGTGTACCCGTCTGCGGATATGCTTTCCAGTTTCACATAGCCCGCCTCCAGCACCTCATCCCCGTTGTCGCGTATCTGGAACGGCACACGGGCGAGGGCATCAAAGCCGTCTGCCGTGCCGCGCACCTTATCCGTCTGCATCCACGCGCCGAAGATGCCCGCGTTGCGCTGGGTAGGCGGCAGCACCACCTCCTTGCTATATGCGTTCTGCACTATCGCGGGAGCATCCAAATCCCCCTGCCCGTAGGTAAAGAGCAACAGGCCGTCAGCATTGCTGCCGAGGTCTGCCTCCTGTCCGTTTATCAATAGCCGTATTGCCATAGTTAATTCTGCTGAAAAATGCGATAGCGGCGTTTATAGCCAAAATCTATATAATTACTTATCTTTTCGCTATAAGTGCGGGAAATCGCGTTTATATGCGTTTATTCGCGGCGCATCACTTGCGCGGTGCTTGCGGCGAGTTTCCAGTCAAGGCGTTTATGCCCGTTGGCAAAGGTACGCGCCACGCACTCGCTATCCGTAAGCACCAACGGCGTGAGGGTGTCCGCGATTAGGTCGCACAGGTACACCTCCGCGCTGCCGACAAGGTGGTGCATCCTGCTGGCGGCTTCATCCGTCAAGGCGTTAAGGCGCAGCTCCCAGCCCTCCACCACGCCGTTGCGGTAGTTCTGGATTGCCCTCGCCCCCTGTACGGAGTTGTCCACATTGCGGGTTATCGTGCTGCGGGCATAGGTTTCGCCTTTCTGCACCCCGTCCAGCAAGAGGCTATCCATACCGCCGTAGGCGTTGCGGTAATAAAGCGCGTACCGCTTGCACTCCTGCACTACGGCATAGTCGGCAAGGATAATGCTATTCGTGGTGTAAATCAACTGCACCCGCGCGAGGTTGTTATACAGGCCGAGATAGATTGCGGCATATCCCGCCACATTATAGTCCCCCGGAGTGATTGCGAAATCGTTGTTGAAATCACTATTGAAATCCGCAGCGCGGAAAAGGTCTTGCTGGATTGTCTGCGTAGTGCCGTCCGCATAGGTCAGCCGCCAAGTAACCTGCTGCGTATCATCCCAGTCAAGCACGGAGGCAACCAGCCATTGATTAGGCGCGGCAACGGCACGGATAGGATGCGACAAGCCCATTGCCTCTATGTCAAAGGCGTGGTCATAACTCCAGTTGGCATAAAAGCCCCAGTTGGCCGCATATAACCAATCCCCGTTATTCCAATAGTCAATGGCGAAATAACGCCCCATTAACTGCGAGTGCCACGCCCCGCCCGTAGTGTCTTGAAAGGGTGCGGACAGGTACGCCGCCGCCACCTCATTCGGGCTTATCCAGATGCTGGTAGTGTCACTCGGTGCTGCGCTCGCTATCCCCTCGTGGATTACCCGCCCCTCATACGGGTCGGTAGCATCCCCCTCCGTGTCGGCTACGCGGATGCGGTAGCGCACGGAATCCCCAGCGAGGTGCATTTCGTGCTTTATGTCATAGTTCAGCCGTTTCCAAATCGGAATCCAAGTTGCCATATCTTCGTAGATTGTTTCCCGTAAATATCAAAAAGGGCTGCGTTGTCCGTAGCCCCTTTCCCTTACTGGCCGCTCCCCGCAAGCAACCATATCTGCGCCTGTGCCATTTCGCCAATATCCGCGCTTATCGCATCGCGTATCATAGGCAGGTAACGGGCGTTCATCGCATCCACCGCCCGCTCCAAATCGTGCGTGCCTTTCGTGCCCTCCCGTGCAATCTTCCGCCGGATAAGGAAATCCACCTGCTCGGGCTTCGGGATGCGCCCCTTGCCGTCCGGCTGCATCGGTATCGGTTTCGCCTTTATCCACTCCAGCAACGCGCCACTCGGAGCCCAGTGCGGGCGGGTGTCATACTCCACATATTTCCAATAATCCGCCAGCCGCAGATTGACGGACACCACGCCCTGCGTATCGTTCACCACCTCCGTGCTTACATTGTCTATGAGGGTAGAGGGGGATAGGGTGGTGTGCCTGTTCCCCCGCATATTCTCCCTGTACGCGGCCACTACCCGCTCCGCATACTCGCGCAGCACCCGCTCCGTCTGCGGGAAATGCTGGTAATTCGTGCTGAAATCTATGTCCATATCCGTATTAGTGTTTACGCAGCCACTCCCTGTGCTGCCGTTCTTCCTCCGCTATCTTGTCATTCCTATACGCCAGTATGTTGCAGAACGCCACTACGGGCATATCGGTTGCAGCATCCCAACTGCATCGGGCAGTTCCAGATACCGCATCAATGCACGAAATCCACCCCCACTTGTCCGCAAATCCGCTGCCGCCCTCCGCATCTGCCTCCGCATCTGCCTCCGTTCCCTCCTGCTCCCCGTCTTGCTCATCATCCGTTCCAAAGAGGGTAGGGTATCCGTCAATGATGCCGCGCACAAGGTCAAAAAAAAAGCCCGCAACGCCACCGCATCCAGCACGCATAACTCCGCCGCGATTGCCTCCTGCACCTCGCCTATATCGTACCCGCTCCCGTAGGTCTTGCCCTCCGGCACAAGTACCACCGAGAGCAACTGCGCCCAACGCCGCCCCCCGTCTTTCTGCCCCGCTATCTCGTTCCAGTCTATGAATTGCCCCGCCGTCATCCGCTCCCGCTTGAGGGTGGGCAGGTAGCGCACCCCCCGCAGGGTGTACGCATCCCGTACCGCGTGGGGCTGGGGGTACACCAGCACGAAAGCCGCCGCCTCGTTCTGCTGCGCGAAATCCCCCAACGGCTCATCCAGCAACGCATCCACCGACAAGCCCGTCAGCGCGGACAGGAGTTCCAGTTGCTTGTCATTATCACTCGCCCCGCTATCCTCCAGCGCGGCTGTTATCCGCTCATATACCCCTACGGGCATTTGTTCGTAACTTGTTATCATATCGTTATACTCCGCTAATAGAGCCAAAGCCGTAGGAGTATTGTCCTGCGTTGGCAAATTGTGTCAAGTAGGTAAAACAGGCGTACCTAAAGCAATCGGCGTAATGGTCATTGAAGGGTTGTGGCTCGTTCAGCCATTGCCCGTCTTTGGTACGCATCCAGCAATACTCGCGCAGTTCGCGGATTGCGTTAAGGCTGCGCTTCGTTACGCATATCTTGTACCCTTTGAGTTTTTGCAGTTGCTCTGCCTTGCGTGTGGCCTTGTATGAGGGTTGCATATTGTAGCCGTAACTCGCCAGCTCCGCGATTGTTTTCGGCTCTGCACAATCGGCAATAATCATTGAGCCGTGCTTCGGCACTCCCGCCTGTTCCATAGCCGCCGCCATATCCGAATTGAGCATCCCCCTTGCGTAGAATATCTCATCCGTGTAGATGATTTTGCGCCCTGTGTCAATAAGATTGCGGCTCATTGCGCTGGGGTCATTCGTAAAACCGAAGTCCATTCCGTAAACCTCTCGCAATCCGTCTGCCGTTGGCATCTGGTCTATCAGTTCAAGATTAGGGAAGATAACGCCTTCAAGTGTGCCTATCTCCCCGCATCCGTAGACCTTCCACCAGTTCGCATCATTCTTATTGGATTCTATTTCGGTTATCTGCTCGGGCGTTAAGAACTCATTGTCCTTGTAGGTGGTTACAAGGGTTATGCAGTTCTCGCGTATCTCTATCTGCGTGTTCGCCCAAAACAGAGCGGCGGGGTTGTAGTCAAGGAAGATGATGCCAGTAGTACGGACTGCGAGTTGCCGGAAGGTATCGTAAGGGATATGGTTGCACTCATTAGCGAACAATCTCTTACGGGCTGGGCCCATTACCTTCGCATCGGTATCGGCAGAAAAGAATTCAAGTTTCGCTCCGTTGTCATAGGTATAGATGCAGTCCGTTGCGTTCCAATGCTCATCGTTTTTTAGCGGCCTGCCGAGTATGGCCTCAAAGTCGCGAATTGCTCCCCTTTTCAAGTGTGGCATTGTTTCGCTTACTACGGAAGAAACATCCCCCGCCTTGTCTGCCTTCGGTATGAGGGTGTGCAGGAACTGGAGTGTAGAGTATGTCTTTCCGCTTCGCGTACCTCCGCGATTGGATATGTAACGGGGGTGTTTTGCCGCCGCTTCGTATATCAGCCAAAAAACCTTCCCAGTTTCCATTACATTCTCATTCTCATTTTCATTATCATTATCATTCTCATTATGGCCCCCGTTCGGTTTTTTTAAAACCTTTCGGTTTTTTAAAAACCATTCGGTTTCCATTATACCCCCAGTTCGGCAATGCCCTCTATCTTCTTCTTTTCTTCTTCGCTTTTGACAACTATCGTCATATTATCTCCCGTTGCCTGTATCTCCTTCTTGTCGGCAAGGCCGAGCAGACGGGCTACAATGTTCGCGTTGAAGATCCCCGCCGTTGCTCCTTTGAGTTGGAAGGTTTCAATATATGTGCGTATATAGTCTTTGACTCCCAAAAAATCTTCACCCAGTTCGTTCCACCAGTTCCGACTTGTTCCGAGGAATACGCAGAAATCCCCGATTGACAGGAGTTGCGGGTGCGGCTCTCTCGTTTCGCTATATGTGCCATTGTTCCCTGTCTGCCCTTCCGTTACCTTTCCGATAACAATAGGGCTTGCCTGTCGGTCTGCGATATACTTTTCAAATTGTTTCAGCAATTCCGCTGGTGTGTACTTTGGCGGTCTGCCAAGTTTCGCCTTGAACGGCACGAATAATCCATCACTCATTGTTCAATCCTCCCAAGTTGTTTTGTTGTTGGTAAATCATTATCTCCAGTTCGCGGAGCAGGGATTCATCCCCGGGGGCTGGCATCACCCAGTCCTGTTGCGTACCCCAACGGACGAATCGGTCTATTGCGGTAGTCATTTGCTCCTTTGATATTTCCGTAAAGGAGCGCAGTTCCTCTACCTTCCCTGCGAACTTGTCCTCCTTTTCCACCACGAATATATCGGGGTTGCATAGCCGCTTGAAATAGTAACTCTTGACAAATGCGATGCTCTCGCCGACCTCCATTGCGACCAGCCCTATAAGGAGGTGCGCGTAGCGGTTTTGGTTGGGTGTCTTGAATACCTTTTCCGTCAGTTCTACGGGTGCGCCTCTCGCCATTAACGCCTTTGCCCGTTGTGCGAAGCGGGTGCGGTCAAGTTCGCTGGCGAGGTTGTATAGCATCTATTTCCCTACCTTTGTCCGTGCGGCTTTCTGCCTTGCGGTGCTTTTCCCGTTCTTGGGCTTTTCCTCCTGTTCGGGCTGGGTGTTCGGTTTTTCCGAACTACCACTCGCGGCCTGTGCTTCCTCTGCGCGGGTGCGTTTCTCAT